ATATTACTGATTATCCAACTGCTATAGAATTTTCAGAACAACAGGCATCAATAATTTGGTTTCCAGATGAAATAGAAGTAGAAAAGGATCTTCATGATCTGAAGACGAATTGCACAGAATCAGAGTATCACGGCGTAATATCAACACTGAAATTATTCACTCTATATGAATTAAATGTTGGTAATGATTACTGGCAAAATTATGTCAGTAAAGTCTTTCCTAGACCAGATATTCAAAGAATGGCCTCTACCTTCTCGTTTATGGAATTAGGAGTACACGCTCCATTCTATAATAAAATCAACGAAGTTCTTGGATTAGATAATGTTGACTTTTATAACTCTTACAAAGAAGATGAAGTACTAGCCAATAGAATGAATTGGATTGCAAAAAGAACTACTAAAAAAGATTCTGTGTACAATGTCCTAAAATCGGTTGGAGTGTTTTCAATGATTGAAGGAGCTATTCTTTATAGTTCATTTGCATTTCTTAAACATTTCAACTCGGCAGGAAAAAATAAACTCATCAATATAAATGCTGGAATAAATTTTTCAGCAATTGATGAAACCTTACACTCACAAGCAGGCGCATGGTTATTCAGAACATTAAAGTCAGAAGCTTTCGCCGATGAACAATTGACCTCTATTGAGTTAGTTGGCCTCAAAGAAGAATTGATAGAAACCGCAAGAGTTATTCTAGAGCACGAATCAATTATTATTGATAAAATTTTTGAGAAGGGCCATATTAAGGGAATAACAAACACCCAATTAAAAAACTTTGTTGAATCTAGATTAGATATATGTCTAGAAAATCTTTCATATAGTGGAATATTTAAACCGTCTTATAACCCAATTAAAACCTGGTTCTATAAAGATATTGAAAGCTCAACTTTACATGACTTCTTTTCAAGTCAAGGTAATGATTATAGTCGCAATTGGTCAGAAGGAAAATTTCAATGGTAAGAGAATTATCAATCTATGAAGAATTAGGTGAAGAACGTAAACTACTACAAGAGAATGGTTCTCTTCCCCATTGGTGCACTACTGCCGCATGGCAAATGCTAAAAGAAAATTATCTTTCAAACAAATATACTGATTTGAAGTCTGTATATTCTAGAATAGCAAAACACGCGGCAACATATACTAATGATCCAGCAACATGGGAATTAAAGTTCTTTGACTTATTATGGAATGGTTGGTTAGCAGCATCAACACCAGTGTTATCTAATATGGGAACTGGTATTGGATGTCCTGTATCATGCTCAGGCGGATTCATTAGTGATTCTGTCTATTCATTTTATGAATCACAAAAGGAAGCTGCGGTATTATCAAAAAATGGATTTGGAACTTCTGGTTATTTAGGTGACATCAGACCAAGAGGATCTAAAATATCTGGAATAAAAGGAAGTTCGTCTGGAGTTCTTCCAGTATTCAAAGACTTTGTTCAAATGTCAAGAGACATTAGCCAAGGAAGTCAACGACGCGGAGCTTGGGCAGGTTATATAGAAATTGACCATCCAGATTTCCATGAACTAGTCAATTATATTAACAAACAACCAGATGATGCAAATATTGGTTGGAATATTAGTAATGACTTTATTAAAAGATTAGATGCCGGAGATAAAGATGCTATTGAAAGATATCAAAAGGCATTGAAATTAAAAATGATTACAGGAAAAGGTTATTTTGAATTCATTGATAAAGTTAACGAACAAAATCCTGCAATGTATAAAGATTTGGGCCTTACAGTAAAAGCTTCCAATCTCTGTTCGGAAATACAATTATTCTCAGATGACGAACATACTTTTAGTTGCGTATTATCATCAATGAATGCATCACTTTTTGATGAATGGAAAAATACAACAGCAGTATTTGATGCCACAGTTTTCCTTGACTGTGTTAACCAAGATCTAATAGAGATTGGAAAGAACACTCGTGGAATGGAAAAGGTTGTTAGATTTGCAGAGAAAAGCAGAGCACTTGGATTAGGTTTATTAGGATTCCATACGTATCTTCAAGATAATAATATTGCTTTTGAATCGTTTGAAGCCCAATTAAAGAATACTGAAATCTTTAAACATATCAATGAAGAATCATTAAAAGCTTCTCAATGGATGGCATCACAATTTGGCGAACCTGAATGGTGCAAAGGTTATGGAGTTAGAAACACTCATAGAATTGCTGTTGCGCCAAATCTCAGTTCCGCTTTAATCTGTGGTTCTGTTAGTCAAGGCATAGAGCCAATTTATAAAAATGCATATGTTCAAAATACGGCAGCAGGAAAGATTGACCGAGTTAATCCAACACTATTAAAGTTAATGAAAGAACGTGGTGTCTATTCTGATGATACTGTAAAGGATATTATCAACAAGAAAGGTTCGGTACAACATGTTGAATGGTTAGATGACCATGAGAAACTAGTATTTAAGACTGCATTTGAAATTGACCAAATGCATATTATTAGATTAGCATCAAGCCGTCAGAGATATATAGATCAAGCGCAAAGCATTAATTTATTTTTTAGCTCAGATGAGACTGAACAGTATATTAGTGAAGTACATAAAATGGCTTTCAAAGATCCCTATATTAAGAGTCTTTATTATATTAGATCTGAAAGCGGAGTTCAAACTAATAAAGGCGAATGTGTAGCCTGTCACGGATAATATGAAGAAATTATTATTACTATTAACATTAATCAGCACCTCGGTTTCGGCCGAGGTTTACAACTATCCTATTACTAGGGTCATTGACGGTGATACTGTCGAATTCAAAGCTGAATTCTTGCCTAAACCATTAAAGCCAGTGTTATCAATTCGCGTATTAGGAGTTGATACCCCAGAAAAAGGATTCCGTGCAAAGTGTCCAAGTGAAGCAGAAAAAGGTAAATCTGCGTCGGAATTTACTAAACGCCTAGTTGCAGAATCTAAAGTCCAACAGGTTTCTATTAAGGATTGGGATAAATACGGTGGTAGAGTATTGGGTGATGTTATTCTTGATGGCAAATCTCTATCAGAAGAACTAATAAAAAACGGATATGCTCGTTCATATCATGGTGAGAAAAAAGAATCTTGGTGCGGTATGACTACAGGGAAAGTAAAATGACAAAACAAATGTTTGACTGTGACTCATGCGAGACACAAGGGATTATAACAATCCGAACAGATGGTGTTGAGAAAAATGATATTATCTATTGCCCAATCTGTGCAAGTCCAATCTTTAGAGATGAAGACGACACGGATGACGAATGAGTTGGACTCATAACGGAAAATTAGTAACCGAATTGCCAGAGTGCGAAGGCTTTGTCTACTTGATATCTAACAAGATTGATGGTAGACAGTATATCGGCAAGAAATTAGCAAAGTTTTCCAAAACGTCTATTAAGACTGTAGTACTGAAATCTGGTGAAAAGAAAAAGAAACGAGTAAAGACAAAGGTTGAATCTGACTGGATGAAATACTGGTCATCATCAATTGAATTGCAACACGATGTTAAGACATTAGGTGAAGAAAATTTTACTCGTGAGATTATTCATTTCTGCCAAACCAAGGGTGAATGTTCGTACCTTGAAATGAAAGAACAGATCATAAACGAAGTACTAATACAACCAGACAAATGGTACAATGCCTTTGTTGGTGGTAAGATTCATCGTAATCATGTAAAAAATTTATTTAAAGAGGTAAAGTAATGTTCCATGAAAGTCCGGAATTCATAAAGCATCTTGATAGATGGTTAGATATGAGTGAACAAGTAGATGCAAAATTTCTTAATACTAATAAGACAAAAATACCTGCAATGTTTAGAACATATACTAAATCATTATATCGAGGTTTAGTATTAAATCAAACTGAACTGACTGCTTACCAAAAGACTGGTAAATTAACTTTACCAAAACATACATCATGGTCTAAAGATAAAAAGATTGCAATAAAATTTGTTGATGATCCGCAATATAAAATAAGCGGTAGCGGCAGTATAAAACTTATTTTGACCAAATCCTTCACGCCTGCTAATATTATTCTTGACATTAATGCTTTATTTCTTTTCTATGGACAGTCAAAAATGATACAGTTAGGAATAGATGATATGAGTGCGGATAGTGCTATGAAGGAACAAGAAGTATTGATTGCATCAGGTATAAAAATAACGCCCGCAGAAACTGAATTGTGGTTTTAATTTAGTGATAAATAATCTATTAAAGGAACAAAACCCTTTAACAAAGGAGCAAAGAATGGAGTTGCTCTATACAGCAAAGATTCTGGATAAGGATGGAAACTACCACCCAGATTTCTTTAGTGAAGAAACCGTTCGGAAAAGTAAGGAAGCTAAGCAAATCGAGGAGTAGCCTATGGTAACCATAGAATTTACTTATGATTATGATCCGAAGTTTCTACCAATCTATAGAGAATTTTTTGAATCTGAATTTACTGGTAGAGACTGGTTTGATAGAATACAATATATACCAGACAGAGTTCTGGAACTTAGACTCAGGAAAAGATTACTAGAACGATTGTTGGATGAAACTCAAATGCCAATGACTGTTATCAAATACAATAACATTCCAGTTGGATTATCATTTCCAAGAACCCTATTTACTGAAGAAGAAAAACAGAAGTTTGAAGTTGAGGATTTTGAGTATTATAAGATTGGTTCAATTATCATTCTTAAAGAATATAGGAATAAGGGGATTGCTTATGAGGCTTGTAAGCTGTTCATGGAACGCTATGGTCCCATCATATATCATGTAGATGAACTTAACCATGCTTCAATAAAATTAGCATTAAAACTAGGGCTTACTTTTTCACACAGAACAAATATCAATAATGTGCATTACCTAGTATACAAATAGCCCAGTCAGTCTGGGTTTCTTTTTGTTTCTTATCTATTGACACTCTTTTATAAATAAAAGTGTACTATTATTGAAATCTTGATATAATAGACTCATACCAAATAAATATTTTAAACGTAACTTAGGAATAAAAATGAAAACTTTTAATCAATTCGCATTAGAACTTATTGAAGCAAAATTACCTATAACTTCATCAGAAGATGAACTTACTTGGGATCCTAAATCTCGTCAAACTACATTGTCGCCAAAGCAAGCACTTGCTTATGCAGTTTCTCAATTATCGCCTGAAGAAGTTGCTGCAGTACTTGCTGCAGAAAAATTAAAAAAGATGTCAAGAACACCTCAGCAAAAAGCATTTGATAAGAAAATGGCTAAACTTGCCAAAAATCACGAAAACGATACTAGATTAAAATAATTAAGTTTTCAATATAAGTTATTATAATTAGCCGGTAATTATACCGGCTTTTTATTGTCCGGTGAAAATAATAGTGTACTATTATTGAAATCTTGATATAATAGACTCATACCAAATAACCAATGAGGAATTACACATGAATAAAGAACAACAGATCCAAACCCTTCTAGATACTTTGTTTGAAAATGCAAAAGAATCATCTCAAAACGCTAGTTGGAATATTGATAAAACGGTGAACTATGCTTATGTTACTGGTTATTATGAATCTTCATTCAGCAATCTTCTGAAAAGTATGAATCTTACCAAAGCACAGATGGATATCTTATCACAAAGATGTGAAATTAAATAAAATAATAGTGTACTATTATTGAAATCTTGATATAATAGACTCATACCAAATAACCAATGAGGAATTTAATTATGAAAAACTATAAAGCATTAAAAGACAACGAGGCCATTTTAATAGTAATGGCCGCTGAACACAATGCCAGGCTAACGATGATAGAGAATGGTCTTGATTTCCAAGATTATGATAATCAGGACTTGCTGGATTCTTATATAGAGAATAGTATTATTGGTACCTTATCTTCTGAAAAATATTCAGAAGATGTTATTGCTGAATTTGCCAGTATCGGCATTGAAGCATAAACCACCAACACGAGGCGTGGAATACTATGAGAAAAGGTGAAAAGAAATTTGTATCTGCGATGCCGACTACGCGTCAAACCACTCCGTATGAACTTGAAAAAGCATACAAGACTATTGCCTTTTCAAGATCAAATAAGGTGGAATATAAAAATCTTGATGATCTTGACAATGAAGCATCGCGTATTAGAAGATGTGTTGAACACTATTACACATATTCAAATCACGACTTATCTTTCTCTGACTTCTGCACCAAATTTATTATGGAAAATTTCAAAGAAATGGTATTTGGAACAGAATTCGATGGAACATACTTAGATGATTTGGAAGTGAATCGTGCTGACGAATACATTGATGATTATAGATTGGTGGCTTAAATGATAAATGCAAAAGAAGAACTTGTAAACACGCTTGATGATATTACCAAAAAGCATTCGGTATCTTTAAAGTGTGCTTGGGTAACATACGAAAGTCATTATAAGGCATCTCATGCCTATTCTTCTCTGCCAATAGGATTTGAATTGGATGAATTCTTGTCATTTTTAGAAGAATTAGATTTTGACTATAACAATGGATATGGCGGCCAGCATTTACATGGCACAGTATGGTTTGATGACGGTTCATGGATGGAACGAGGTGAATACGATGGTTCGGAATGGTGGGAATACAAAACAACACCAGAGATTCCTGAAGATTTAAAATGTGTACAATAACAAAATTTGTGATATAATGTAATTTTAAACAACTTGGAAAATATTATGATTTATTCTATTATTGAGCAGTTAAGATCTACCAATTCCCGACTAGGAAAAGAAACCATTTTAGAAGCAAACGTCAATAATGACCTTTTGAAATCGGTACTTACTAGAACATTTGCTCCTCATATCAATTATTATCAAAGGAAAATTCCAGCGTATTCTACATCAGGAAATTTAGACTTAAAAGAAGCTCTTGAACAACTAAATGACTTAGCCGATAGAAAAGTTACTGGAAATAAAGCCATTGAATTTTTGTCAAATATACTTTCATCAGTTTCTGCAAGAGATGCATTCGTTATTGAATGCATCATTAAGAAAGATTTAGGTTGCGGAATTGGTATTCCTACTGTTAATAAAATATGGAAAGATTTAATTCCTACCTTTGATGTTATGCTTTGCTCTCCATTGAGTGATAAAGTTTTAGCAAAGATAAAATACCCTGCTATGGCTCAATTAAAAATGGACGGATTGCGATGTAATGTGGTTGTTAAAGACAATACAGTAACTTTCTATTCACGCAATGGAAAAACCTTTGATTTGCTTGGTAATCTTGAACAAGAATTCATTGATGCTGCTCGTGGATTAGATGTTGTTTTTGATGGTGAACTGTTGGTTACTAAAGATAGCAAGGTAGTCGATAGACAAACTGGTAATGGCATTCTTAATAAAGCGAATAAAGGTACTATAAGCGAAGAAGAAGCTAAGTTAGTTACTATGACAGTATGGGATATTATCTCGTATGATAATTGGATTGCTGGTAAAGATTCAATGATTTATGTACACAGATATAATCGTCTTATCAGTCTGAATCTTCGCGGCAAAATCAATATAGTTCCAAGTATAGAGGTCAGATCTTTAGATGAAGCTAAAATTGTCTATGAAAATTATTATGCCAAAGGATATGAAGGTATCATCCTTAAAAATACTGACAACATCTGGGAACCAAAACGATCTCAAACTCAGATTAAATTTAAAGGTGAAGAAACCGCATCCTTACACGTAGTAGGTATTCAACATGGTAATGGTAAATATGAAGGTCAGATTGGTTCTTTGATTTGTGAATCTGAAGATGGCGAATTGATGGTAAATGTTGGTTCAGGATTGACTGATGAAGATAGACTCCGAACAGATTTCATTGGTAAAATCATTGATGTGAAATACAACGCCAAAATCAAATCGAAAGGTTCTGATACCTGGTCACTGTTTTTACCACGTTTTCTTGAAATTCGCTTTGACCGCGATACTGCTGATACTATCGACCACATCAAATAATAGTTGACAATCTGACAATATGGTTTATAATGAACCATCTTAACTGAACTGAGGAATTAAAATGATTTTTATCGATGAAACACGAACAAAGAAAAAACTTGTAATCAGAAAAGAAGATGGCATATTCTCTGATGCTATCGTAATTAAGTTTAAACATATTCCAATCTTTCTGATGATGATACAGAAACATTATGGTGAATTTTCTGAAGGTGAATCATTTGGAAAACACGAAGTTGTCAAAAGAGAAAATGGATTAGATACCATCGTTAAAAAGAAAGGATGTTCTGATGCCAGTTCAAAGTATGCAATAGGCAACTATGATGATATTGAAAGATTGTATGGTCTGGATTTTGAAGATTATCTTGTCATTACTGAAGATGAATCTAAAGACTTGATTTTACAATTGGCTGATTATTACATTACGGTTATGAATGAAGAAAATTGATATACTGTTAAGAATGATTGGTAATAGGGTTGATAGGATTCCAAAACGAACTATGAATGCTAATAGATTGCACAAGATGCTAACAGGAAGAAACCAAAAGATGTACTTTCATGGGAGAACCAACAGGTGGACGCGGTGGAAGAAATAGTCGAATATAAACATAACTGGGTTAAGGCAGAATTGTCAGACCCAAAATATCGACATAAAGTTGTTAGATTGAAAACTGATTATAAGAGAGACCAAAAGTCTCTAACTAAATTATTGAAACGTGAAATGGAGAATGAAAATGACTAAAGAAGATTTGATTAACCAATTAAAAATATCAGAAGTTACTATTAACTTTACGAAAAAGGATGGAACCGACAGAATATTGGTAGGAACATTGGATCCTGACAAATTGCCGGTTCGTGAATCTACTGAACAGAAAGAACGTAAAGAATCAACAACTGATGCTATTGCAGTATACGACATTGAGAATGAAGGATGGCGCTCATTCAATTTTGCTAATGTAAATTTTATTAATGGAGAACCACAATGATTTTATTATACTTGGTAACTGGTGCTACTATTGCTACTGGAATCTGGTTAACTATCTACACACTGAAAGGATTATAATATGGTCTGGTTTACTAACGAAAAAAAGATACAAGAATTAGCAAACAACCTTGCTAATCTGCATGTTAAGTTTGATAATCTTAAACGTAAGAATAATGAGTTAGAAGATAAAATATCCAATTTAGATATTCAACTTACAAGACTTCAAGTAGATAATCGTAATCTTAAAATTGCTTTCAGTGAGAATTTTAAAAAATCAGTAACCACGTTTCCAGCAACTCCAAGTTTGGTTGACCATTCTAACATAGTTACTAATGCTAATATAGTTTCAACCGTGGTACCCAATCCATACAGCACTAATGATATTATTAGCAGTTCATCATATGCAAGTTCTTATGATTGTGCTTATAGTTCTGATTCATCTTCATGTTCTGACTCATCTTCATCTTGCTCATCTGACTAATAGGAATATATTATGACAACCATTTCAAATCCAAAAGACCAAGAAAAAATCCGTACTATGTTATCTGAAATTTCTAATTCATATACTCGGATTTCAGCGGAACGCGATCTTATTAACGAAACTATTCAAGCACTTTCTGAAGACTTTGAAATCGACAAGAAAATTCTTCGTAAAATGGCGCAAATATTCCATAAGCAGAATTATACTGAAGTTGAGAACGAACAAGAAGAGCTTGCACTATTATACGAATCTATTGTAAAATAATGTGTACATAACACAAGGATGTGTTATAATAGACTTTTATTAAACTTACCGAGATCAACCATGGGAAAGACAATATCACTAAAACCAACCTCATCGTCAAAGGCTGAAAAACAAGCCTTAAAACGTAGATCTCTTATAGACAGAGTAGACGCAAAATTCAAAGGCGTCGGAGAACCACAAATATCATTTCTGAATTACAGACTAGATTTGATGCATGCTTTAAATTGGTTTAATGTTTATGCATCAAACATAGACAAAAAGAAATGGACTCTAGCATCAATTGAAGATAAGAAACAAAGGTTGTTATTGTCAAACCTAGACGACTCTCTATTTAGACAACTAGGAGTGTTAATTCGCTTAAGAGACAATGGACAATATCTCGATGACAAAGAATTAAAATTCATTAGCGATAGAATTTCTCAATTAGAAAAAATTGCTACTACTCCTAAAGAAATAAAAGAGAATGGCATTGCTCCTAAGTCTAAACCAATAGTTACTATTGATAAGAATAAATTAGAAGCAATTCAGTTTGCTTGTGAAATTGATGGTGAGATAGATGAGTTTATAAAATCTGGATATCCTAGAACATTTGAATTCAAAAATTCGGTAAAGACTATTAGTGGATCAGCTGCTAAACAGGTTCCTCCTTTATATAAGCCACTAATAATGGAAATTGAAGAAGCACTAGAAGGATCCTGTGATCAATTAAATGAAGCATATTCGCATGTCAAGACGGTACAATTGAAACATTTCTTAAAAATGCTAAAGGATTTAATATCATCGTGTTCTCAACATGTTGTTAGCATCAGAAAGCCAAAAGTGATTAAACAGAAATCACCTGGAGAATTAGTAAAGAATCTTAAATATCTTCCAAAATTTGAAGAACTTAATATCAAATCTGAAAATCCTATTAAGTTAGTAGAATGCCAGGAAGTGTGGCTATATGATACTGTTAATCGTAAACTGTTTAATTATAAAGCAGTAAAGGACCAAAAGCTATCGGTACATGGAACATCCATTAGTGGATTTGACGTAGAAACTTCATTGGTCAAGAGTATCAGAAAGCCTGAAGTGATTAAGGAATTCATCGGAAATAAAAAGGACTTTGCTATTAAATTTTCTGAATTAACAACTCGTCCTCAGAAGCCAAATGGCAGAACAAATGCTAATATTATTATTTTAAAAATCTTTTCATAACTGGAGAACATATTGATTATTATCGACTATTCACAAGTGGCATTGGCATCTATCTTTATGTTTGAAAAAGATCTCACTTCAGATGATGTAGAAAAGAATAAGGATATTATTAGACACGCAATTCTTACTAGTATCCTTTCCAATAAGAAAAAATTCGAATCTGAATTTGGTAATGATGTAGTATTGGCATGTGACGGATTTAATTATTGGAGAAAATCTGAATTTGCTCCTTATAAAGCAGCAAGAAAAAAAGCTAGAGACGATTCTAAACTAGATTGGAAATTTGTATTTGAGATTTTGTCTGAAACGAGAGAAGACTTACAAAAGTATTTTCCTTATAAAGTCATTAGGATTGAAAGAGCAGAAGCTGATGACATTATTGCTTGTCTATCAAAATGGACTCAGACTAATGATTTAATGTCTGAAGGCATTGAACCTATTCCTAAAAGAACTCTTATTATAAGTTCTGATAAGGACTTTAAGCAATTGCATAAGTATTCCAATATTAAACAATACAGTCCAATGTTTAAGAAGTATGTCGAGAAACCTCCAAAGGTACTGGACTTTATTAATGAACATATTGCAAAGGGAGATGCTAGCGACGGAATTCCCAATATACTAAGTGTTGATAATAGTTTTATTGACAAGATTAGACAAAAGTCAATGACTAAACCTAGATTGGAAGAATTCATAAAACATGGAATTGGAGCTTGCAAAACGGAAGACGAAATCAGAAATTGGCATCGAAATGAATTGTTAATCTCATTTGATAAAATTCCAATAGATATTGAAGAGTCTATACTGAAGGCCTTTAATGAACCTGCTAAAGGTAATAAGAGTGAAATATTTAACTACTTAGTCAAAAACAGAATGAGACTACTACTAAACGATATTGATAGTTTCTAACAACAAAGGAAAATTATGGAATTGAATAAACGTGAAAGCGTACCAGAAATGTTACAACGATTTAATGATGGTGATACTCTTACATTATTAAAGCAGAATTTCAGTAATGAAAGCCTTAAAATGCTATTTGGTTATGGGTTTATTCCAAAAGGTAAGTGGCTTTTGCCTGAAGGAACTCCACCTTACAGAGAAGATGCTGCTCCTGTCGGTATGGCAAGGGCAAATCTCTGGATGGAGATTAAAAAGTTTGAAAGATTCATGAGAGCAGATTTGAATAAACTAAGACGCGAACAGTTGTTCATTCAACTCTTAGAAGAATTACATCCATTAGAATCAAAATTAGTATTAGCTATTAAGGACCAGACTATACCAGATCTCTATCCTAACATTACACTAGACAAAGTAGTCGATGCAGGATTCTTCATTTGGCCGCATGGTATTGATGAAACCGAATATAGAAATTCTGTAAAGAATAAGGAGGTCAAACCAGCACCAATCCCAAAGTCAGAATCGAACCCACCAGTCTCTGGAAAAAAACGAGTACAGAAACAAAAGACAGTAGAAAACACTTAGATAGCATTCAGGTCTTATTAATCAAATTATCACAATTCTTATTAGGAGTTTAAAATGATCAAATCTTGCAACTGCCCAGATAATACACCTGCTGCAAAATGCCAAACTGAAACTTATGGGAAAGGCCAACGAGTATGGACTCAGGATAAGGGTATTGCAAAGGCATGTACAATTTGTGGTGCTAGAGGTGACGGAAGCAAAAAGAAATAATGTTTACAAATGTGGCATTTTGAATTATAATTAATTTTTTTGGAGTTTAATATGAGTACAAATTTTGTAAAAGATATTTCTGACATGCACACCAAGTTTGGTGTTAACACTACAGTTAATAAGTTTGATAAAGAAAGATTAACAGCATTTCTGGATTTTAGAATTGGGTGTTTGCAGGAAGAATTAGATGAACTTAAACATGCTGAAAATGCTGATGATGCGGTAGATGCCTTAATAGATCTAATAGTATTCGCAGTAGGTACCTTAGATGTGTACCAGGTTGACTCTGTTAAAGCCTGGCAAAGAGTGTATGATGCTAATATTGTTAAAGAAGTAGGAATTAAGGAAGGTAGACCCAATCCTTTTGGATTACCCGATCTAATTAAACCAGAAGGTTGGGTTGCTCCATCACATGTAGATAATGTTGGTTTATTAGATATAGTGTTTGCGGATTGATATGTATTCTCTGACGGCCTTTGCATCGATATACGACAACAAAACTCACCGTCAAGTAAGCCATAACACCTGGGAGTCGTTTGAGAAAATGCTATATGGCATGTCAAAACTTCCAGGTTATAAACTTAAAAAGGGAGAATTCAGAGCGCCTAAAGGTGTTAAGGCTTCTCCCTTAATCACACCAGCTTCTTATAGAGAAGGAACAACCCGTTCTAATGATGCTGTTGTAGAATGGTCTGGTTGGGCTGCACTTGATATTGATAACCATGTCTTTAAAGGAAACCTTAAAGAAGAGTTAAGTGAGAAATATGGAAAGACCTATTTTGTATGCTATTCTACATCAGGGTCAACGGTAGAACATCCTAAATTTAGACTAGTATTTCCATTAACTGGTTCTGTGAAAAAGGAAAAGATAAAACATTTTTGGTTTGCCTTGAATAGAGAGTTTGACGATCTTGGTGATGGTCAAACAAAGGATCTTTCCAGAATGTATTACGTGCCTGCGATTTATCCTAATGCTTATAATTTTATCTTTACTAATATTGGTGAGATTATAGACCCTGATAGATTAATGTTCAATCATCAGTATGAGCAACCGCGAGGACCTCTAAGTATATTAGAACAGATGCCGTCAGATATTCAAAAAATGATACTAGCTCAAAGAGCAGATATGCTTGAGGAAATCTCGCATAAGAATTATTCGTGGTCTTCTTATGAGGATTGTCCGTTCGTAAACAAAAAAATGATTCATGAGTATAGTTCTATAGCACATACCGATGGTTCTGGAAGATATGCGATGATGTATAAAATCATGACAAGTATTGCGTGTAATGCTATAAGAAGAAAGTATCCATTGAATGCTGTACAATTGGAAGAATTAATCCGTCAATTGGACAGAAACACTTCTAACTGTTATTCTAAGCGTCCTCTTCATACCGAGTCATCTAGAGCAATAGAATATGCTTATAGGAATATTAACTAATGTGTACAAATATAGAAATTAAGTTATAATATTAATTTATGAGAATTATATGATTAGAAAAATAGCATTAATGCTAAAAGATGCTGGAACAGTTGAGATTGACAAAGATACTATTCATAATGATGTACATTTAATGGCTTCTAGTATTTTTGAAAAACCTTTCATGAGAAAGGAAAGATCATTTGAACAAGTGTATGAACACTGCGCGTATACTGCTATCGAGTATGCTCTTGCTAATGTTATTGACGGACAACGCAATCCTTTAAAATTCGATAAGACTAATCCTGAGTCTTACAAATATGATGTTATTAAGGACGATTTGAAATTTGAAGTAAAGAAACATGCTTTTAACAATTCCTATTTTACATATCAAAAGTCTAATATTAATACATTTCTTAAGCACTGTCAAACATTAGACTATTTGGTAACTGCTACAATGGCAACTAATGTTGATTCTTACTTAATAGATTTTTACATGATTATTAATGCAAAGAAATTCTCAGATAATTTCAAGCAATCAAAATTTAATGAAGGATGGTATTATGACCATCGATTCAATAATGACAATATTATTATTAAAACCCTGGAGTGAATATGACTGAAGCAAAACGTAAATCTGTTGAAGTATTAGAAGAAGCAATTGCTCTTCAAATTAAGAAAGGTAATGATTACCAGAATTCTGCATCAAGAGTAAGACAGGCAGATTACTATCCTCACGGAATCAATAGTATTTTAGATACTATTAATGCTAAAGTCTTACGAATGTTTTCTGTTATTGAAACAATGGAAGCGGGTGGATCTGTCAATTTTGAATCAATCGAGGATTCTGCTATCGATGGAATCAATTACTTATCATTCTTAGTTTCATACATGAGAGGTGAAATCGATGGTCAACAACCTGATAGAGATATTTTCAATAAGACGGGTCAACAAAATCGTGCCTTAATTCCTACTAAATTCAGAACACAAACTGGCGGCAATATTATTGGAGTAAACAAATAATGGAACAATACTCTGTAAAAGATATTAGAAATGAATTTAAGTCACTATTGGAAAATGACGAATTTGTAATAGACAAGACCGGTTGCAAAATGGTTGAAATTGCCGGAACATCATTTATTGCTAGTGAACCTACTATCTTTGGAACTCTTAATGAAGACTATGCTAAAAGAGAAATAGAATGGTACAAATCCATGTCTCTTAACGTTAATGACATTCCAGGTGAAACTCCAGCAGTGTGGAAACAGGTTGCTGATGCAAATGGAATGATCAATTCTAATTATGGTTGGTGTGTTTATTCAAGAGAAAACCATTATCAATTCCAGAACGTACTTCAAGAATTAGTAAGAAATAGATTCTCTAGAAGAGCAATAATGATTTATACCCGGCCTTCTATTTGGGCCGAATTTGAAACCGTGGGAATGTCTGATTTTATTTGCACCAATACAGTTCAATATCTTATTAGAAATAATAAACTTCACGCATTTGTACAAATGCGGTCAAATGATGCAATTTTTGGATATAAAAATGACTTATATTGGCAACAGCACGTCCATACTGAATTGCATGAATGTCTTAATGAGAGTGGAGTACAATGCGAAATCGGTGATATTATCTGGAATGCAACATCGCTTCATGTTTATGAAAAACATTTCCATTTGATAAAATAATAGTATACTTTTATAATTAGTATGATATAATAGCTTCAGGTTACTAATAATGGTAATCATAAATTAACACAGGAATTTTATATTATGAGCAGCAATCCAAGATCTTCTAAAAATTATGTTACCACTGTCAAAATGACCAACCCAGTTGACCGAGTATTTGTTGAACAGTTACGCCAATATATTAATGAAACAAACCATCTTCGTAAAGTCAAACAAAGAGTAGTTCTTCGTGGTAGACTAGGCCATGATAATCCCGCGGCTCCTTACTATTATAACCAACCAACATGGTTCTATAACGTTAAAATTCAGCACTCTGAAAGATCTGATGTGTATATTTACGAACGAAGATAATGATGGAAAACAAATGGAATAATAGATTCATGGACATGGCGAAAGCTGTGTCCTTATGGTCCAAAGACCCCAGTACTAAAGTCGGTGCGGTTGCAGTAGGAAGCAAAAAACAAATCTTAGCTACTGGGTTCAATGGTTTTCCAAGAGGAATATCTGATACTATTGAGAGATTAGAAAATCGTGAAATTAAGTATGACTATATTGTACATGCTGAAAAGAATCTAATCTATAATGCTTCATATACAGGAACATCATTAGATGGAGCAGCAATATATGTGTATGGACTTCCAGTATGTCTTGAATGCGCCAAGGGAATTATTCAAGTTGGAATTAGTGAGATTTACGTAAGTAAAGAATGTCTAATGTCTAAACCAAATTGGTATGACTCTTGGCTTAAATCAAAAGCTATGTTTGAAGAAGTTGGGTTATTCGTAGATTTAGTTTGAACATCCTTGTCCATGCATATCCCTATGCAGTTCCATTATTGTATTTATACTAAAATAATAGTGTACTATTTCGATAATCATGATATAATAGTTTCAGATTACCAATAATGGTAATCATCATTGAAGAGGAATTTTATAATGGCTTATTTTAATAACACTATTACTAATGGCGGATTATTCAACAATGGTCTTGCCAATTTTGAATACAGAGTTAGTACAGGTGATGCAGAAGGTCAAGGAACTTGGGGCATTGAAAACGGGTTTAAGTATGAAATAGCAATGTCTGACGGTTCCGTTAGATTTGCAAACATTAAGAAAACTGTTGCTTATGTGTGCATCGATATTGATGATCTATGTAAACCAATAGTAGAAAAGTGGAAAATTAAACATGTTTGGACCAACGAATTTTTAAAATAATAGTGTACAAGATGGTACTATATGATATAATAGTACCATCTTAACTTGACGAGGAACTTAATCATGCTATCAAAAATCACCAAAGCAAATCCTGCTTTCAAAACCAATATCCTATTTGCAATATATGGATTACTCATTGGCGCCGTACTTACCAGTGGAATCATCTATCAATCCACTAAGCATTCATATTTCAAGGTATTTAATACTAAAATTGGCTTGATGGTTATCGTCAATGGCGGAGTCTATACACTTGAAGAAATCCGTAAATGTTCTAATGATTGCTAGGAGAACTAAGATGAATGTAATTGAACCAACTTGAAGCTGAAAGAACCATTGGAACCAAATTATGAAAGATAAAATTAAAGAACTTGCTTACCAAGTTAAACTACTCGATGACGACGGATGGAATACTTCTAACTTGACTCGGGACGTTGAAAAGTTTGCTGAATTGATTATTCAAGAATGTATTGGTCAATGCTTGTCTGTAACAGGAACTGAACACTATGGTTCAGTGGATGGATTTGTTGTGGATGAATGTGTAAAAAGAATTAGAAACCATTTTGGAGTAAAATAATGACTACTGTTGCTGAATTTATGGCCGTATCTACAAACTCTTCCTCAGGATGCACAAGTTAAAGTTTTATCATATGATACTGGAAGATGGGAACCTTTGTTCATCGCGGCAGAATTGGATCCTTATTACAGTGATACTTGTTGGTTTGATGTTGATGGTAATGAACTTAGACTTGGAGAAAAATAATGGCTAATGTATATGTTGTAACTGCTTATCGATTTGGTGACCGTGAAAGACATTCTTACGTGGTTGGAGTTTTTACTAATGCAGAATTGGCAATTGAAGTTGCTGAACAAGTACCGGATGAACGTGCAGGAAAATATTACGCTGAGGTACTTAAATTTGGTCTTAACAAAACTGATAATGATGAATTTGATGCTGTGTGGCCATTATCACGGTACGATGAAATCAAAAAACTATATGGCGAGGGAGTATGAGAAGATTTAAGTTAAACGCGGGTATCCATTTGATGGAAGAATCAGATGATGGTTATTGGGTAAGATACATAGATTTGGAACCAATCGTAAAAGCAATAGCATCAGGCAATACTGATGACTATGGCGATTTAATTATTCCGGTAGAAAAAGTACAAATACTTTTAGATTTTGCACAGGTAAAGCGATGAAACAATATTACGATCTTCTTCAGAAAATCATGGAAACTGGTAATCCAACTAATGATAGGACAGGAGTTGGCACTCTTTCACTTTTCGGCGAGCAACTTAAATTCAATCTTCAATCTGGATTTCCTTTACTTACTGGCAAGTTTACTTCATTCAAGACAATCTCAAACGAACTGTTGTGGTTCCTGAATGGGTATACAAACAATGAAGATTTAAGAAAATTGAATGGTAATGATAAACCAACCATTTGGGAAGAATGGTCAACGCCTTCGGGTGACTTAGGTCCAATCTACGGTAAACAGTGGCGTAACTGGGGTGCCGTTCCTATTCCAAATATGCCAACAGAATCTATGGATGGTATTGACCAAATTGAAAATCTTATCCGTGGTCTTAAAGAAAGACCATTCAGTCGTCGTCATATTATATCAGCATGGAATGTTGCTGATTTGCCAAGCGAAGAATTAACGCCTCAAGAAAATGTAGAATCAGGTAAGATGGCTTTGGCGCCTTGTCATGCATTTGTTCAGTTTGGTGTTAGAGAATTATCCTTCAGTGAACGCGCTGTTCTGTATGTCCAGAAATATTTTGGTACTCATTTTGGACTTGGATATGATAGGGACTATGAGAATCTTATGAATAATGTTGGTGTTCCTAAATATGGATTATCTTGTCATTTATACCAAAGAAGTGCTGATATCTTTTTAGGAGTTCCCTATAACATTGCTAGTTATGCGTTGTTCACTGAAATACTCGGCAATTTGACAAATATGTTACCAGAGAATTTGATTATCTCATTTGGCGATGTTCATCTATATAAGAATCATATCAACCAAACAAAAGAACTACTATCGCGGAATCTTGCAGAATATGCATTACCTACGTTGGTATTCAATGACCATTATAATTCTATTGATGAGATTAATGAATATAGTTATACCATTAAAGATTACCGGTCACTTGGATCTATTAAAGCAGAGGTTGCGGTGTGAAGCCATTTGATAATTTATATTTAATTGCCGCAGTAGCAAAATTCGGTGTTATTGGAGACTCATACACTCCTGGCATGCTTTGGCATTGCCGAGAAGAACTTAAACACTTCAAAAATACGACAATGGGTTCTACTATAGTTATGGGTAGGATTACTGCTGAAACCACTGGCAAATTACCTGGGCGTGACTGTATTGTATTAAGTAGAGATCCTAATTATAAATTAGAAGGATTTACTACAATGACAATTGATAATTTCTTGACTTATGCTCAATGTAATCCAACAGTAAGTTTTATGATATGTGGTGGAGGTGAAATATATCTTTCTCTTATAGCTTATTGTAGGATTGCTATTGTATCAAGAATGAAGTTAGAAGTCAAAGGTGATATTACTTTTTATGTTCCGTCAGAATTTGAAAAGTACAATGTAAGAGAATTTTCTGACTTTACTGTAAACTACTATTCACGCTGAGGATTTATGAAATATGATGAAACTATTCTGTATTTTAGTCTTGTTTGTATCTACTGGATGTGCAGTATATCCCACTTCTTATCGCGGCTATAGTTATTATCCAGGCACTGTTGTGTTGTATCCCAATCATAATAACCATTGGCATGAGTACCAACATAGTCATCGTTGGAATGATAATTGGAGTAGATAATGTATTGGTTATATGAATATGCTGAAAGAGCTGGATTTAAAGTTAGTAATGATGGTGTTATCACATCGGATGAGGACTTGAAAATCCCATTAGAAACTTTTGCAGATATGATTGCTAATGAGACATTAAAACAATACCTTGCCGGTGTCTGTGCTGCTATGAGAAATGGACAAACTCTGCATTAATGTTTACAAGACTGTATTATATGATATAATGATATTGTCAATACTTTATGAGCTTATTATGGCGCAATTTGAAAAATTAGATGAATATCTTATCGTTAATACCAATACAAAGAATGGTATGTTATCAGCAAAATCACTTTGCAACGCATTGGTACTTGTTGACGACTTGAACCAAAAGTGTATAGAACATAGCACTGCCACCAGATACAAAGTCATTGTTAAACCAGATTGGGAATGGATTGGTTGGGACGAAGTTAAAATTTTAGTTGATATTTGAGGAGAACTTATATGCCTGTAGAATTTAGAAAAATGGTTACTATCAATCCAGTAGTTGAAATCAAATCCATCGCTGGTGCTGATTTGATTTGCGCATACAGAGTTAAAGGTTGGTGGGTAGTTGACCAAGTGGGAAAATATAATGTAGGTGATTTAGTACTCTATGCTGAAATCGATTCTTGGATTCCTCATGATATTGCTCCATTCTTATCCAAAGGTAAAGAACCTAAAGAGTATAATGGTGTTAAAGGTGAACGATTAAGAACTATCAAGTTGAAAGGTCAAGTGTCTCAGGGATTATTATTACCAATGAATCTTTTGGACTCTACTGAATATAATAGTCATTTGCCAGACTCAGCAGAAACTATAGATGTATCTGATTTTTTGAATGTTCAGAAATGGGAAGCTCCTATTCCTGCAAATCTTCGTGGTCAGATGAAAGGTAATTTTCCTGCATTTATCCGCAAGACTGACCAAGAAAGATGCCAGAATTTGGTAGAAGAAATTGGCCATGAATTTTTCCACCAATGTCATTTTGAAGTGTCTTTGAAGTTAGATGGCTCGTCATGCACCGTTTATCATAATGCTGGTTTGGTAGGTGTCTGTTCAAGAAATTTAGATTTGAAACTTGAGCAAGAAGGCAATTCATTCGTTGAGATTGCCAAGTCGACTGGATTACTGAAAGCATTGATTACACTTAATGAGAATATTGCGGTCCAAGGTGAATTAATGGGACCTGGTATTCAAGGTAATAAAGAAGGATTTGATTCTCATAAGTTGTTCATCTTCGATATCTTTGACATTGATAACCAATGCTATCTTGAATTTTCTGAAAGAATGAATTGTATTCTTAGACTTAAAGATGCTGGTTATACTGGTGACATAGTACCTACCTATCATGTTGGTCCTTTACAGCATGGAAATATTGAAGACCTATTGAAAATGGCTGATGGTCCATCGATTAATGCTAAGGTTAGAGAAGGTTTGGTATTCAAACGAACTGATGGTCAATTCTCATTCAAGGCAATCTCTCAAAAATTCCTATTGAACGAAAAGTAATTTATAATGAAGCCAGTCTCTGCACTGGCTTTTTATTGCCCCGAAAATAATTTGATTATTTTGAATTCTTTTGTGTACTATTACTGAAACCATGATATAATAGACTCATACCAACTAATAGAGGATTTATATCATGAAAACAGAACCTACATATTTTGAAACTCTTAATGAAGCACTTGAAGCTGAAGGTTTAACACAATTTTGGCCAACAAATCTAAACATCAACTATGGCGAAAGTGTTTCTATAATCATTAACTTTTTGTCAATATCAATCTATCGTAGCAATACTACTGGTAGATATGAAAGACCTGTCCATTATAAAACAATTTAGGAGATTACCATGGTTGTTCAAGATAAAGTAACTGGTAAAATGTATGATCCTCAAGAGGAATTTGATAATTTTTTTAGTCAACCTGAAGTAACTGAACAAATGGTAAGAATGAAAAATCATGATTATGAACAAATGGTAAGAATGAAAAATCATGATTATGAACAATTAGTTCTTAATATGTACTTCGGCGGAATGTCAATAAAAGAAATAACGTATGAAATAGGAATTCCTGTTGATGAAGTTAAAAACATTATTTCATACATGTCATCAGCGGAGAATTAAAATGAGCATTTATAAAGAAAATGGTTATACCAATAGAAATAATTATTTAAGTCATTTGTCAGAAGATTATGGCATTGAACTTGGAATAGTACTTGAACTTGCGGATTTATTTGGTCCTGAAGAAGATTTTGATGGATTATTAGAAGCACTAAATGACTATGGCAATTATGGATTTGGAGAGTTATTATGATAGATATTAAAACAAACACGGAGAATAACATGAAAGGTCAAATAAGGTTTATATTAGCATTGTTTATTATTTTTACTGCTGTCAATCTAGAAGGAATAGTTGATATGCCAACAGAACTTACAATTGCTTTTGTTGGTATTATGATTGGAGCTTGGGGAATGGTTGATTCATTGGAGAGAAAATAATGAGCGGAAAGAATTTTATCTATTTTATTGATGTACTATTAGCAGTTTCTATACTGCCATTCTTTTTCTACATTGCAACTTCTGGATTCTTTGTTGTTGCAGCATTCTTTATCATTCTGATAATTGAGATGATGGTCGATTATACTCGAGTTAGAAAGTACTTTGTCAATATGATGTTAAGAGCAAAATGCGATGTCTGATATAATTAACAAACTTAGAGAAGAACAATCAAGATTGTATTGCAACTTACAAGTCAAATACGACCAATTGTTCCGACTTGAAGATGAAGTAAAACGACTGAAGTATGAAATATTTAGAATGGAAATAGATAAATGTTTGGTTGAACATGACTTAGGAAAGGAACTCAAGAATGAAAATAAATCCAACGGTAATTAATTACATTATCAATAGTAATATCAAGTACAGACAAGACCTAGAATCAATGGTGGATACTATGAAATTCAATCAAGTGCTTACTCAAATCAAAGAAGCAAATGCTGTTGCTCATTTGATTGATGTTCAAAACAAACAACATAATGATGGACTATACAAAGATCCTACTTGGATTAATGGTGTTCATTGTCACAATTCAATCAGCAAACACAACTATACTAAACTATGAAAATTGAAATTGGAAAAACTTACGGGACTGGACATGGCACTAAAGTTACTATTGTAGGAACAGATTATACCATTCGTTCTGATTATAAATTTATTGGCACCACTTTTGATGGTTCAGTAAGAACTTATGATAACTATAACGAGCAAGGTATATGTTTATTCGGCGATTGGGATAGTAATTTATTAAAGGAATTTAACAGATCATTCGGATTTCCTGAAACTGAAAAACCTTATCATGGAACTCCATATTACTTTCCAGATATGTCACCTGATGGATACTCTGGCTGTACTTGGTCCGATGATGCATTCGACCATTGTCTATTGATAAATGGACTGCTATATTTGGATAAAGAGGATGCTATTCAGGCGTCTGAAATCATAATTAATCTGCTAAAGGAGTATAATGAAAATCGTATCAAAAGAAGAGATAATGGAGAGACTTGGCTGTTCAAAAACCCAGGTTGAGATGGCGGAATATTCTGGTTATATCCCACCTTCAAAAGATGGAGTTTGGGATGCCGATAAACTTGAAGAATATTTGGTAAGATGGGATGCTAAACTCAAACGTAAAGCGGAATCAATGCAATGACTAGTCATTGCAAAGGATGTAAATACCATCACATTGCAGGACATCCTAAAGATTCAAGATTAATAAAGCATAATGATTGGTGCTGTGCTTTTGGTAAAACTGCGTCAAAATGCGTTGGTCATTGTAAACTACAAAATGCTAAGGAACCGAAATGAGCGATTTAATCCAACTAGTAAGCAAAAAAGAAAAACCATCTGATGCTGAATTCCAAAAGCAACTAGATGATGAATACTATGAACAGATGACTGATCTTAGAGATGAAATAGATTTGGCTCTCACGTTAGCATATACCAAAGATGGATTACTATTGACGGTATCTAATGGAGTTGATTCAAAAACTGCTCTTTGGATGATTGAAGAGTTTCGGATGAATTTGTTAACTGGTTCATTTAACGATTATAAATAAGGAATAAAAATGCAAACTGGGAATATTACAGTTCCCAGTTTCCTAATTATCTAAAAATATTGTTTAAATTCAGGATATAATCTAGAAATACATGGTTTAGTATAAGTCTTTCTAGTTTCAATAATCGATAAGAATTTTGGTTGAGGAATTCCTTTCTTTGCTGCAGATATATTTGGTTGCTTCTTGCCTTTCTTTGTGGCGGATAATTTGTTACCAAATCCTTCTGGTTTAGGAATGCCAGTTTTTACATAAGATAATTTTGCACCAAATCCTTCTGGTTTAGGAATGCCTTTAGTACTAGATGATAATTTTGCACCAAATCCTTCTGGTTTAGGAATTCCTTTAGTACTAGATGATAATTTTGCACCAAATCCTTCTGGTTTAGGAATTCCTTTATTTTTAGAAATTCCTCTATTTCCAGGTTTTCCTTTATTATGAGCCGGTTTTCCTTTTGCTGAAGCAGATCGTTTAGCATTAGATTCTTCTGATTGTTTCTTGCCAGAAGTAGTAAATCTGATTTTACTACCGTGATGACATCTTCTGTTAAGCATCAATGGATTTTTAAGTTCTTGGTATATTAGAAACTGTTCTAGGTCGTATGCCTCGAGTGGATCAACAAATTCCTGGATGATGGTATAGTTAAATTCTTGGAATCTTGGTTCAACTGTTTTTGATGATGTAAAATAGTCAATACCTAAATCCTGATTTGCTGGGACTTTATTGGCTTTACGAAATCCAAAATAAAATTCGCCAGTAGTTGGATTGTCTAGTCTATAGACATAGGATAATACTGGTTCTTGATATATACTTGTGCTGGTCATGATAGTTCCTTGAATTATTGATAGAATGATTAGTGCTAGTGGGATGTAGGAGTCCGCGACTAGCTTTTTGTTTGTATGATCTATTTATAAGATTTAGATGTTGACATTTTTAGAATAGATGATATAATAGATTTTTATCATGAGGAAATAAAATGCAGGTACTTGGCAAAAACGTATTAGTGTTAAAACAGAAACTAGAATATACTGGATTGATTCAAGGTGTAGAGTCTGATGATAATATTAGAGCAAAGGCAATGAATCTTGGTGATGACGTTACCCTAGTGGAATTAGGTAATATTCTTATCCTTAACTGGAAGAAAGCTAAATGGGTATCAGGTGAGTTGTATGTTATCCATGAAGATGAAATAGCCGCAATTATTGAATAAGGAATTATATTATGTGTGAAACAGTATTGACAGCAGTTAGAGTTAAAATCCTTAAAGCCAACATGAGAACTTATTGGTATGCCGGTAAAATTGATGAGGAATTTTGGGTACTTAAAGATGATGACAATTCAGGTTATAAATTAGTCGAACACACTGCGGGTCGATGGATTGACTTTGATGACTGTGAAGTTATCCGCGCTGGTAATCTTCGAGTCATTACTACAATAGAGGAATTATAGTGAAAATAGACGTCATGAGTGATGTCCATCTTGAATTTGGTTTCTATGAACCAGCGAACGAGAATGGTGCTGATGTTCTCGTTCTTGCCGGTGATATTTGTGTACTTGAGCAATTAGGAAAAGAGTCTTATACTAGTATAAAAGAGTTCTTCGAGATGGCATCACATAATTATGATGATGTTGTCTATGTTATGGGCAATCACGAACACTATCATGGTGATATTCTAAATGCGACCACAATTTTTAAAGAAAAGTTCCATATACTTAAGAACATTCATCTCCTGGACAATAGTAGTATTGCTATCGGTGATACTACTTTTATTGGGGGCACGCTTTGGACAAACTTTAATAATGATTCTTATGCAATGAAAACCATTGCTAGGATGATGAATGACTATAGATGCATTGACTATGACGGTAAATTGTTTACTGCGGGTAAATCGGTAGAATTGCATTATAATACTATGGAATACTTTAACAAGATGGTGCCAGCATTCCATAAAGTCGTCATGGTCACCCATCATTCTCCTAGTTTTAAAAATCTTAGCGAAAGATTTTCCCAAGGAAATTCATGTTCAGTTAATGATAACAATATAAGAAACCTGGCATACCATTCAAATCTTGATTATTTTATACTAGGACATCCTCAAATTAAAGCATGGATTTCCGGACATACACATGATCCATTTGACCATTATCTTGGAGATACCAGACTTGTCTGTAATCCAAGAGGTTATATTGGATATGAAAAAACTGCTATTAATTATAAACCATTACAGATAGAGATATGAAAAAACAGACTCCTACACCAGCAATCCACGAACAAAATCCAAACTATGAATCCAAAAGAGTAATGCACAATGGTTCTATTGTTGTACTGCATTTTGGACCCAAAAAGAAGACACGATGAAAGTATATCTCGGCAAACCAAAAAATTTGTGGTTCGGTCCTTATCAATTAGCAGACCTATTAATGCACTTTGGAGTATCAGAAGATAAGTGCGATGAGATAGGAGAAAAGCTAGCAGATTCCTGGGTTAATGATTTCCTTAATTGGATATATGACCATAACCCGTTAAAGAAACCGACGGAAATAATCCATATTGACGACTGGGATACTTGGAGTATGGATTACACTTTGGCCCCTATCATTCTTAAGATGCTGCAGAAATTCAAAGAAAATCTTCATGGTGCACCTGTTGTTGAAGATTGTGATGTGCCTGATAGTATCAAATCTATGAATGCTCCTAGAGTCAAAGAACTTTATGATACTGATGAATTCTATTTCAAACGATGGGATTATGTCATTGATGAGATGATATGGTCTTTTGAGCATATTGTAAATGATGATTGGGAACACACAGTTCTGGTGCAGTTCAATGACCCAGAATCATATAAATTTATGCAAGACCGAGTAGACAATGGTTTACGTCTATTTGGAAAATATTTCCGAAATCTATGGAGTTAAAATGATTACTGTTGACAAATTCAAACAAATCTTTCCCGCATGTAAAAATCCTAATGACACAACAAAAGCACTTAATATTATTCTACCAAAATACGGAATCACTACAAAGGACAGACTCTGTGCATTCCTAGCTCAAACGGGACATGAATCAGGTAGCTTTAATACCCTTAAAGAAAATTTAAACTATAGCGCTGAAGGGCTTTGCAAAGTATGGCCTAAACGATTCCCTACTCTAGCAGAAGCACAAAAATACCATCGTAATCCCGAGAAGATTGCTAATAAAGTTTATGCTGGCAGAATGGGCAATGGACCAGAAGATTCTGGAGAAGGATTCTTATATTGCGGACGCGGTGCGATTCAATTGACTGGAAAAGAAAACTACACAAAATTTGCGTCAAGCATCGATATGGCAATAGAAGAAGCAGTAGCGTATTGTGAAACTAGAGAAGGAGCTATTGAATCTGCTTGTTATTTCTGGACTACTCATAACTTGAATGACATTGCAGATAAAGGTGATTTTGTAACATTGACTAAGAAGATTAATGGTGGCACTACTGGACTTCCTGAACGTCAAGAAATATGGCATAAGGCATTGAAAGTTCTTTCTTAATAAATAATTCTATTTGAAGGAATAACCATGTTGTCATTTAAAGAATACTCATTAATGGAAGATGGATCTGCTGATGTTGCCAAGATTGGTGATGATATGTCAAAAGTAGATATTAATGTACTTACTACGCATTTGGCATTTCTTGCTAATGCTATTCCTGGTACAGTACAGTTTCAAATGAAGCAAGATATCGAAACAGAATTAGCAAATAGAAATGCAAAATTAGGATAAAATGTTGTACTTTAATACGGTTCTTGATATAATAGAATCTATACCACAACTTACTAAAGTAATCAAATGAAAACATTTTACGAATATCTAACAGAATCTCCGCAAATACCGTCTAATTTTGCTCTCACATTAGATTCACTTACTCCAAAGAATAAGGATAAATTTGATGCGGCATTAATTACTCTTAAAGCCGCTATGGAACAAGGAAGCATACGTAAAACAGATTTAGATAATATCAAATCTGTTTTCAATAATTCATGCGAGGCTACTTGGGAAAAACATTACCAATATGCTTATCTTAACCAACCTCGCGATGTTAGAGATGCTGCTCCTCATGCTAAAGAAGAGGAAGACATTTATTATAAAGCCAAAAATTTTAGAAATATGGATGGCATTATCAAGAAATATTCTAAATTTGCAAATACGTCTCAATTGATAGGATATGCTATTAGAATTGCCTCTGAGTATGCTTCACTTAAAGATATAATGGATCATTTGGCAACTAATATTGTTAAAGGCAAAGCTCCTTCATTAAACATTAAGCCTATTAATCCTAATCAAGTAAGAGGAACTTGTGGGTGGTGTTTACGTGATATTGCTATTGATAAAAGTGGTCTAATGTCTCACCATGGGTTTACAAGACCTGGAGTCGGATATCAAACACAATCATGCGCTGGTGTAAATTATAAAAATTTAGAAGTATCTCGAGATGGATTGAAAGCCAGAATTAAAGTCACTGAACAAGAAAAGTCTAATTTAGAATCTCGTTCGAAAGACCTGCCGAAAGTTATAACTCTTAATGTACGAAAAACAGGAAGTCGCGATATCATTACCATAGGAAAAGAAGATCCTAATTGGTCAAAAGCATATCACTCAACTGAAGTAAATCTCGAATCTGAGATTCGCAGTATAACTAAAGAACTTGAGCAATTAAATCAAACGTTGATAAAGTGGGAAATAAAAACAAAATAATAGTGTACTTTAATATGGTTCTTGATATAATAGAACCATATTAACTTACCGAGGATTTTATCATGGCTACTAAATTATTCAAAGTTTCTAAAGAAGGTTCAATAACTATCAAACTGACAAACTTGGAAACTAATCAAACTCTTTCTATCATTGTTGATGTTGAAGGAAATGACCCAATTGCTACAATAATCAGAGAATCATATTTCTTCAAAAAAGCTAAAGGATATAAATATGATGATTCTTCAGCAATATTAACCGTAAATTACAAATAAGGAAACCAAAAATGTTAAATTTTAAAGAATTTAAAGAACAACTAAATGAAGCAGAATTTACGCCAGATATGAAAGAATCTGTTAAATTAAGTCCGGCTGAAAAGGGCATATTAACTACAGTATTTGATGATAATAATCACAAAGGTGACGATGACATTCTGTCTGAATTGGAACATGCGATTGATCATCATGATATGGCTTCAGGCAAAAACAATATCCAAAAATTAGCACATGACTTCTTAAAAGACATTACTAAAAAAAAAATTAAAAGAAGCTAAACTTCATAAAGTCGTTTATCACGACACATATTCTTCTGCGGTCCAGCATGCTATGAAACATGCTGAAGATAAAGGATATGATATTGATGCTAGAGATTGGCAACAACATGTAGGAGATGGTCCAGGTAAACCATCTGACGGAAAGACTACTAGACATAGTATCCCATTATCCAAGAATGGTAAACCATCCAAAAAGACTTTAAACATTCAAGTGTACAATCGTGGAACTGATAATAATTCATACGAATTGAATCATTACATTAGTTAATGGTCTCAGTCAATTCCGTATAAAATTCTGCTAGTAATTGCAATTCTCTTAGAGTTGCATCTCTCTTAAGACTATTCGCGCGATTGGATATGACCACTAGATTTCCTGGTACATATCCAATCGTGTTGTTTATTCTGTCAATCGAATAACTATCATCTCCTGCACATCCCTTATTCCATTTTAGTCTTATTCCTAAAATGGGACATGTCAACGGAAAAGACAAATCACACAGATCAGTCTTTGTTATAGTAAACTCTATTCCTCTAGATTTTGCTGACGATTTCAATTGTGAATATAATACTGATATTGGTTTCATGTGTGTACTTATATTAAAATTGTGATATAATAGACTTTTATAATTAAGGAGTCTATCATGAACGTTTTCTATCTATCAAAAAATCAAACCGAATGCGCTCAACAGCATGTTGACCGACATGTCGTCAAAATGATTCTCGAATATTCCCAATTGCTATCTACTGCCCATCGAGTTTTAGATGGTATAGAAACTGCAGGATTTTCTGAATCGGGCCGTAAGAAAAAAGTCTGGAAACTTAACAGTTCATACGATAGTATTTTATACTCCGCAACTCATATAAACCATCCATCAGCAATTTGGGCTCGGCACGGATTCGAGAATTATCAATGGCTCCATTCTTTGCTTGTAGAATTATGCAAAGAATATACTTATCGGTATGGTAAAATTCATAAATGCGAGGCAACTGGTTTAGTTGATAAATTGCAATATGCTCCATTTAATATTTCAACAAAACCTTTTACCGAACCAACTCCTGCAATGCCTGACGAATTTAAGGTCCCAGGCAACTCCGTTTTATCATATCAACAATACTATAATGGATCCAAAACCAGGTTACACAGCTGGAAACTTCGTGATATTCCTGAATTTATTAATCAAAAATAATTGCATTCTTTTGTGTACTTTTATGGTATGTTTGATATAATAGACTCAGATTAACAATTATTGAATTTTGAATAGGAATTAAATTATGAGTAAAGAAATTGCGGCGCAAATCATAGTCCAAGCAGATAAACTTGGTTGGACTATAAGCATTCACAGAACGATTCTAGTCATTTCAAAGCATATTGAACCTGATAATACTGACGAATTTGTAAAGGCAGATTCTGAATACCATTCAATTCTCAGTTTATTACCATGTACTTATCCAGGACGTACATGGGGTACGGATGGTAGCGGTATAGGTGCATTATCGGCAATCAGAAATGGATTGTTTGTAATGAATAAATCTGGTGGTTCAAAACGTGTACTTAATGCATTACAAAAATTAATTTAGGAGAATAGAAATGACTGGTGTAATTTTAACTATGATGATGTACTTTAATGTTGATCAGATTTCTCATGGGACTCCTGAAGTTACCACGATGACATTCGATACTTATGCGGAATGTGAGTTTTATATTGAACAACATACTCCTGAAATCCAAAAAGAACTGGAAGATGGGTTACTTGGCTATTCTATGAAATGTGAGGTGTTATAATGAGCACAAATTCAACTATCGCGATCCAAAATCTTGACGGTACCATTCATCAAATCTATTGCCATTGGGATGGTTATGTTGAACATAATGGTCGAATCCTAAAAGAATATTATAATACACCAGCAAAAGTAAAACAATTAGTATCATTTGGTGGCCTGTCGTCCTTGGGTATTCGTTGTGAACCAACCAAAGGCACTGAACATACTTTTGCTTTTCCAGAAAAGGACACCTGTGTTTATTATGGCCGTGACCGCGGCGAAAAACATACTAAAGTTAAAATCTGGGACAACTTTGATTTTTACAGATACAGATACCAACGTGAAGAATATAATTACTTATTTGTTGAAGAAGAATGCAAATGGTACCTTATTGGATCTGATGGATGTATATCTGAATTCCTAGAAGAACTTGATAATATTGCAATAGAAAAAGAGGAAATTATGATACATGCAGCAGTGGCTTATGCCAAAACTAAAGAAGTAGAAACTGACCTTAACAAGATCAAACAAACGGAAATCACCAAAGCTCTTCAAGAAATTCAAGTATTGATAAATGATGCTATTAAGAATGGAAAATACACAATTTCTTTTAACAAAGTTGATGGGTTATCTGACCAGACGTTCAATAAGATTGCTGGAATTCTAGTAACTACACTGAAGGAATATGGTTATGTAGCAAACTGTATTGCTAGTAGGTCACCAGATATGGCAGCATATGCAAGTTCTGGAATACGTTTTTATACTAACAATGCTGTAATTACTATCAGTTGGGAGAATGCGTAATGATTGATATTGGACCAAACTTGTTTGAATTACTATCAACAATAGTACACACCATTGGGGTAGTATTTGTGGTGTTTCTAATAATGAATGCTTATAACAAAATTTGAAGAGGAATTATAAAATGTTAAAGAGTAACCCGATTATACAAGAACATCAATTACAAGAAGGCGTTTATCTAAGCGATTATTCGTTTCAGTTACATGCACTCGAGCGTTCTAAATCATATATAAGCAATTATTCGTCTCGGTTACATGCACTCGAGCATTCTAAATCATATATTAGAGATCCTGAATTTTTAACAAATAGTTTTGCATGGTATTATGGCGTATGTGATGGAATTGAAAATTTACTTGAAGTCATCCCAGAACTGTTATCGCCTGACCGCGAATTTGTAGTGTTATTACATAGAATCAGTAAATCTAATCAACCTAGATATGAAGGTTGGAGATGGCACAAATGGGGCGACTATATTGGTACACAAACTCCTACTACTGAATACATTTATGACGAACCAATAATCGATTTAGTTTACTGCTACCATATCTACGAGACAATCAGTGAAAACTAAAATCCTAATCATGATGTTGGTGTCATTACCCGTAAAGGCTAATTGCATCAACATCGTTAATCTTATGGAACAATGCTACACAAAGCAATACCTTGATAGTATTGCTAGTCAAAAGAAGTTCTTCAAGACTCATAAGAAATGCTCTCCCATGAAGTATGTTAAACTAAATGAGCAATGCCATAAAGGCAAACCTAAGAAGGCAAAGAAATGATTAAGACCATTCTGATAGTATCATCGATGATGGCTCCTAGTACTCAAATCTATACAAGTACAGGAACTGCCAAGTTTGTTAATCATTCATACCAAATGGTTACTACCAAACCGAAGGTTACTCCTAAAGATATTGACCGTTATATCCATAATGCTTCATTGAAGTATCAGGTGGACGAAAAGCTGGTTCGTGCTGTAATCAAAACTGAAAGCACTTATCGAACCAAGGCTGTTAGTAAGAAAGGTGCAGTAGGATTGATGCAACTGATGCCTGCTACTGCAGAACGGTTTGGTGTATCAGATCGTACCAATGTCAAAGAGAACATTTATGGTGGTGTACGGTTCCTTAGATTCTTATTGGATACCTTTGATGGTAATAAGAAACTAGCATTAGCAGGATATAATGCAGGAGAGAATGCTGTGATTAGACACCACAGAAAGATTCCAAATTATCCAGAAACAATCAATTATGTAACATTGGTACTAACCGAATATAAGAAGGGCTAAAATAAATGTGTATAATTGGTACTAATGTGTTATAATAATACCAATTAAACAAACTGATGAGGAATTTTGAAATGAAACACAATGCTCTATTCAAACTGGTTGAAGAAATAGAAAAACCAACCAAAGCATCTGAAATGATGGAATACTCTAATTCTTATTACAGACAGATGAATCCTAATGAATGGAATATCCCATTTGCTGATAAGGATATTCAATATGTAAAACTTTTCGAGTTTTTGGATTGTACTGATAGAGAAAAAGACATCATGTTTATTTCCAATTTCTTCCATTCTGCCTATGTTACTTTGCATGTAACGATTCTTGCTTTAGGTGAACGACCAAGTCCTGGTTCACTTATCGATTTAAAAAGAACATTTGATACACTACAAAGATTAGATGCAATAGAAACATTGCTGAATGGTAAGATTACAATTGAAGAATTTAACGATATTATTAGAGGTATGACAGATGACTGAAATCACGCATGACGAATTTATAGAAAAATATGCTGATGTTAGAATGACATTCAGTAGTTATTACAAATACTGTTTTACTTACATTGGTCAAACGGATGATGGAGTAAAAGTGTCAGCAAGATACGGTGGAGATGCTAACCAAGTAACATATATTCTTCGGATGCTGGACATAACTTCTTACTAGGTGAAACTGCAATGTCTTTTAAATGTGGTGTATCTAAACGAATAGATACAAATGAAGAACTTTTTGATTTTTATGATTTTTAATGGAGATTTGATACAATGAACTTGAAATACTTAGCCTTAACCATATCATTATTATTGACTGCTTGTGGTGAATCTGAACAAGAACGCCAACAGAAGATTATTAATCAGCAACAGCAACAACTCCGTGAACAGCAACAGATGTTCCAACAGATTCCTCAGGCACAAGTTCAACCTCAGGTAATCCAACAACCTACTGCTCCTGTAGTTGTCCAATCTGCTCCTCAGCATGACAATACACTAATGAATATGGCTACAGGAGCTTTGATTGGTCATGCTTTAACCAGTGGTTTGAGTGGTAACACTAACCACAGCAATAATGATACTCATATTATTGAACGTAAAACGGTAATCATAAACAATCCTGCTCCTGTACAGTCTACTGCGGCACCAGTTCAACCTGTAGTTACTCCTGTACAACCTAAACCATCATCTATGGATATGAATAAATTATCAGGAGCTTCTAGTTTTTCAACAAGACCACCAACCACAATTAGACCAAGTTCGAGTATGAATATGTCTAAACTATCATCTAAGAGGTAATATGTTAGAATTTTTTCCTGTAGTAATAATCGCTGTCGCCTTCTACCTTATCCCGTGCTGGATCAAAACTTTTGGAGAATCTTGTGCATAGTTACCTATTATACTTCTTTTTATGGAATACTTCTGCTGGAATTGGTCAATCAATAGAACCACAAGTCTTTGCTACAAGAGAATCTTGTGAGTATGCCGCACATTTGATTGTTCCCGATTTGAAATCTAAAATGCCAGGGTTTTCAATCCAATCCTATTGTGTTCCTCAAGATATAAAGGAATCCAAATGAATATATTTGCAGCCTTAACAGTACTGTTTGTTGGACTTAAATTAACCCATTATATCGATTGGTCATGGTGGTTGATATGCTTACCAATACTTGCACCTATCGGGTTATCCATACTAATATTAGTCATTGTCGTAATAGCTGATAGAGTTATGACAATAATGCACAACAGGAAATAACATGAGATCAATGAGACCAGAAGATTTATCATTCCTAGATTATATGTCTGTAGTAATGATAACTATTGTTACAATTTACACTATTGGATATTTCCTAGCAAGTATCTTATTGACGCTTGAAAAGAGATTTCCAGGAACCATTCTTAGAGGACTCTTAATCATCATTGGTATAATATCATTGAATGGTGCTTGGGTAATCTTTGAACATTATAATGGATAACACTTATGAATATTGCTAATTGGTTTGTGGTTATCCTGCTACTATTCTTTCTTACATTATTGGTAGCACCTCTAGTGGCTTTTAGAATATCGATTGTAGCAGCAATCGTTTTACCACTTTATATGATTTGGAATTTAGGAAAACCAAGATGAATAACAGAATTAGAATATACTGCAATGGCAGCGATATTGTATTAGCAATAGATAAAATAACATCAATGATGATGACAAAAGAAACTGCCGACGGTGGAATCGAATACTATAAACTTGTGATTAGAGTTGGATATACTGAGACCTTTACTTTTCGTAGTGATAAAAGATACAAGAATAGCGATAACTACTTAACTGAACCAGTACTATGGTCTATCCATAATCAATTTGCTAATGGAGAATAAGATGACTGAAATTAGATTACACAGAAGTGAACTTGAAAAGATCGTGAAATTACTTGACCGTTTTAGTGACGTGAATAATTTTTCCTTGCTATACCATACTAACGGCATTGGCAATACCGTGGATATTCAATTCAATTATAAACTGGTTGACCTAGATGCAACTGTTACTTTGCCTGTTACTGGTGTGGAGTCTTGGTAGTGGATAGGTTTCTTGACTGTTGGTATTATTGGCTAATGGGTATTATATTTGGATTCAGTGTTGGATGGGATCCAGAGTTTAGAAATATACAAGTACATAGAGAAGATGTGAAACGAGTGTGGGCTAAAGATTTCTGCGGTAATGATGACTGTAAACGAATCGTTGGAAATACTTTAGAAACTTCTTATTATCAAAACCATAAACCGGAATGATATGGCAACTTGGATAACTTCAGACCAACACTTCAATCATAAGAATGTTCTAAAGTTCTTGAATGAAGATGGCACCAAAATGAGACCTTGGTATGATATCGATGAGATGAACCAAGAACTTGTTAGGCGATTCAACGAGAAAGTAAAATTTGGTGATAAATGCTTCATACTTGGTGATGTTGCACTGAATAGATCAGGATTGAAGATGCTTGATCAGATACATTGTTCGAACTTGATTCTAATCAAGGGCAACCACGATTTCTTTAGAGTAGATGAGTATATGGAATATTTTAAAGATATCCGTTCTTATCATGCAGTGGAAAATGTATTGTTAAGTCATATACCAGTACATCCATCTCAGTTAGAACATAGATACAAGATGAATGTACACGGACATCTTCATAGTAAAATTATTGATGATGCCCGGTACTTGAATGTTTCAGTCGAACAAACAGATTATTATCCTATACTACTGGACGACATTTTACAGTTCGGCCGCACTTTCTTTAGTTGATGCTAATTTTTCCTGGGTGCGGCCGTGGGCAGAAATGCCTAAGATTGCACCCATGGCCA